TTAATTTTTATAACTTCGGTAGGTATTTTCGGATTCTTATCAAAGGCACATTTAGACCAAGTTGTACCAGAAAGTAATAATGCATTACAAGTACAAATATTAGATGAACAAATAGAACAACGACAAAAAACAATAGACCGTTCACAAAAACAATTAACAAGAATGGACGATTTAATTGAAACTCAATCAGAAGAATCAAGTTGGTTTAGTAGTAGTTCACAAAGAGCAATAACAGAAAGAAATAATCAAAAACAAGAAAGAATATCATTAGAAGAAACGATAGAAGAAAGTTTAAATAAGATTAATGAATTATCAGATAAAAAGGCAGGTATAAGAACAGAACAATTAAAACTAGAGGCAGATTTAGGACCTATCAAGTATGTTGCAGAATTTATATATGGTGATGAAGCAGTAAATCACTTTGACAAGGCAGTAAGAATCATTATTATAATATTGATATTTGTATTTGACCCTGTTGCAGTATTAATGTTAATATCAGCAAACATATCTTTTAAAGAAAGAAGAATGTTAATCGGAGAAACCGTTGAAGAATTAGAGGACAATAGTGAAGATATTAAAAACCTAGTACAGAATAAGAAAGATAAATTAGTTAAAGAATTAGTTGAAATAATTACAGCAAATAAAAAAGATTGGAAAAAGGATAGGGATTATAAAGAATTTATGGAATCCCTTACTGATGAGGAAAGAGCAATATTAAGTCCAGATGAGATTAAATTGAAGTTGAATCAAATACATACATGGTCAGATAGTGATGATAAATACAAAAATAATGTGTAAAAATAGCTTGACAAATGATATAAACTCCTGTATAATGGTATTATGAATATATTTGCATTAGATAAAAGTCCAGAAGTATCTGCTGAAATGGCATGTGATAAACATGTAGTCAAAATGATACTAGAATCAGCACAGATGTTATGTGCAGTACAGAGAGTACAAGATGGTGTCATGTATCATGGCAAGTCAGCGAATGGTCGTAAAATTAAAAGATGGCGTCATCCTGATACTATGATGGAACAGACATTGTACAAAGCAGGGTGGATTAATCATCCATCAACCCAATGGGTTATGAAAAGTGCATACAATTATAACTGGTTGTATAGACACTTCATTGCTCTTAACGAAGAATTTAAGAAGAGGTTTAAAGGTGTAGACCATACTTCAGTTGTAAAACTAAAAGAAGTATTGAGAAACCCACCTAAAAATTCTCCTCTTAATGTAGTCGGCACTTTACCTACACCTGCTATGCCAGATGAATGTAAAGTACCAGGTGATGTGGTAGGAAGTTATCGCAAATATTATATAATGAAAAAGCGAGATTTTGCTACATGGAAAGAACCTTCAAAAGTTCCCGAGTGGTATAGTCAAGCAATAGGAGAATCAATATGATTGAAAAAATGCAAGAAATATGTGATGATTTACCTGATATCGTTAAAGCAGTACTTTTTGTATCTGCTATAGCAATATTTTGGGATTTCATATTATAGGAGTAAATAATGAGTATAAAAGGAACTAAGACAGAACAAAATTTAAAAGACGCTTTTGCTGGTGAATCACAAGCGAATCGTAGATATTTATATTTTGCAGCTAAGGCTGATGTCGAAGGACAAAATGATGTGGCACAAGTATTCCGTTCAACAGCAGAAGGTGAAACTGGACATGCACATGGACATATGGAATATTTAGAAAAAGACTGTGGTGACCCAGCGACAGGAGAACCTATAGGAGATAGTAGATTAAATCTACAAGCTGCAATCATCGGTGAAACCCATGAGTATACAGATATGTATCCTGGAATGGCAAAGACTGCTCGTGATGAAGGTTTTGATGAAGTTGCAGATTGGTTTGAAACCCTTGCAAAGGCAGAAAGAAGTCATGCGAATCGTTTCACTAAAGCGTTAGAGAACATGCAATAATGCCTACATACACCTTTCACAATATATCAACAGGAGTAGTTGAAGAAAAGATGATGAAAATTTCAGAAATGGAAAACTACTTAGTTGATAATCCTGATGTAGAACAAGTTCACACAGGTATAAATATAGTTGCAGGTGTCGGTGGAATAAAAAGTGATTCTGGTTGGAAAGATAATCTATCCAGAATCGCAGACGCCCACCCTAATTCAGCACTTGCAGATAGATATGGTAATAAATCTATTAAAGAGATTAAGACCAAACAGGTGGTTAAAAAACACCAAGAGAGAGCAAAGAGGAACAAGTAATGTCAGATATACCAGATTATATGCGAGGTTTTGACTTAGACCAAGATTTTGGTTTTACACCAGTCAATCAAAAACCAGTAGAAGAAAAAGTGGTAGTAGGCGAGAACAAAGAAACAAATATAGAATTGTCTAAAGTGAAATCAGATGTTCAGACTATTAAAAGTATGATGAATGAAATTATGCAGATAGTTGCTGAAAAAGATACGGTGACAAAAGAGATATCTAATGAAGAAACAGTTAAAAGATTTAAAGAGGTAGAAAAAGTAATTTTACCTTTCTTATATAATCTTGCAAAAAGTGAAGAAGATTATATTTATTGGCCAAATAGAGGACCTATTATTAAGGCACAAATTGAAAAAGTTTTAAAATTGACAAGAGGTTAATACTAATGAGTAAATCAGCAATCCCATCAGCACCACCTGTAAAGAAAACAGGAAGTGGTAAAGTAGTTAAGATGACAAAAAATTCAAGTCATGGAACTTATCGTTGTAAAAGAAAACCAAATTCTAAAAGGTGTAAATAATGGAAACAATTAAATATTATTGGGATGTATTAAGATTTGCAGTTGCATTTATTGGATTTATAAGTCTAATAATGATAACAGGATGGATGATAGGAACATTTTTAGCTACATGCTGTAAAACGATTTGAAAACTATATTATGAAAAGCATAGTCAGGTTGCTGACTTAAATCAACAATGGTGGACCGCTTTTCACCTAAAACAATAACGAGGTAAACAATGGAAAATAGTATAATAGAGATATCATATTCTCTAGACACATTATACTTTTTAGTTATGGGTGCTTTTGTCATGTGGATGGCCGCTGGATTCACAATGTTGGAATCTGGTCTTGTCAGAGCTAAAAACACGACAGAAATCTTAACTAAAAATATAGCACTATATTCTATATCATGCATTATGTTCATGGTAGTAGGATATAATCTTATGTACCCAAGTGTTGGTACAGGTGTAATACCTGAATTAGCATTTCTATTAGGTGCAGACAATACAACAGAAGAAGTTTTAAATAGTGGAGGCGATATTTATTATTCAAGTATGGCTGACCACTTCTTTCAAGTTGTATTTGTAGCAACAGCATGTTCGATTATATCGGGTGCAGTTGCAGAACGAATGAAACTATGGCCATTCCTACTATTTTGTGTAGTGATGACAAGTTTCATTTATCCAGTACAAGGATATTGGAAATGGGGTGGTGGATTTCTAGACCAAGCAGGATTTTTAGATTTTGCAGGTTCAGGAGTTGTTCACTTATGTGGTGCGACAGCAGCTCTTGCTGGTGTTTTAATATTAGGCGCTCGTAAAGGTAAATATGTAGACGGCAAAGTTGTTGCTATGCCAGGTGCAAACTTACCACTTGCAACATTAGGTACTTTTATATTATGGTTAGGGTGGTTTGGATTCAATGGTGGTTCTGAATTAATAGTATCGAATGTAGTTGAAGCAAATGCTGTATCAATGATATTTGTAAACACAAACTTAGCTGCGGCTGGTGGTGTTATGGGTGCATTGATATTATCAAAAGTAATGTTTGGAAAGTCAGACTTAACAATGGCACTTAATGGTGCAATTGCAGGTCTAGTTTCAATAACAGCAGAACCTTTAGCGCCAACACCAGGACTTGCATTATTAATTGGTGCAGTAGGTGGAGTAATTGTAGTATACTCAATTATAACTTTAGATAGACTGAAGTTAGATGACCCGGTCGGTGCTATATCAGCACACGGAACGGCAGGTATATGGGGATTACTTGCAGTAGTATTTACTACTGGAACACTATCAGCACAATTATATGGAATAGTTATGATATTCTTATGGACTTTTATTGTAAGTGCATTATTTTGGTATATCATAAAAATAACATTTGGATTGAAAGTATCTGAAGAAGATGAAGATTTAGGAGTTGATATCTCCGAATGTGGACTGGATGCTTATCCAGAATTTACAAAATCATCTTCAACAGGACCTTCAGTATATCCAAAATAACAAGGAGTTAAAATGAAAAAAATATTAATGGTATTGTTACTACTAGGTAGTTTACCATCACATGCTTCACCAGTTAGTTATAACATAGGTTATATGTCAGACTATTGGTATAGAGGTGTATTTCAATCTGAATCAGCAGTAAGTTTTGGTGCAGATATAGATACAAAAAGTTCCTATGCAGGAATATGGATGGCAGATGTAGACCAAGGTATTGAAATGGATGTTTATTTAGGAACAACATTTAAAATATTAGGTTTTGATTCTTATGCCGGTGTAACAGGATATTATTATAGTGATAATTTTGATTCCGATTATGAAGAATTTAACACAGGACTTTCTTATGGTGGTATATCATATGACTATTCTGTGGGAAATTATAAAACAGCAACAGAACAAGATTATTCATGGGCAGAAGTTACAGCAAATTTAACAGACAACCTATCATTCAGTTATGGTGAATGGGGTAAAGACTTAAAAGGAAGTGTAACTAAAGTCAATTATAATAGAACAATTAGTGATATAGATGTTGGATTAGAAGTCGGTAAAAACGATTCAGATTCAACAGGAACAGCTAAATATGTAGACACAACATATGCTACATTTAGTTTAGGTATATCATTCTAATAAATATTAGTATGCCAACCAGCCTTGACATTTAGGGTTGGTTGGTATATAATAAGTGAATACAATATATAAATAGAGAACAGATATGAAATTTATACATACAGACATAGACAAAAAGATTCTACCTCAAACAAAAGGTAAGAAGATAAACGGTCACAGATTTTACGAAATAGATGGAACACATTATCCATCTGTTACTTCAGTATTGAGCATGAGAAAGTCCGAAGGACTAACTAAATGGCGTGAATCAATTGGCGAAGATGTTGCTAATTGGGAAATGCGAAGATGTGCAAATAGAGGTAAATCTCTACACACATTAGTAGAACAATACATGAAGAACGAAACACCATCCATAAGGGATGTCCTACCATTAGGGTTATTTAAATTAATGAAACCCTATCTAGACCAAATTAATAACATTAGATTAGTAGAAGAAATTATGTACAGTCCTAAATTGACCATTGCAGGTCAAGTTGATTGTATCGCAGAATACAACGGAAAACTATCAGTTATTGATTTCAAAACAGCAAACAAAGAAAGAATAGAAGCATGGGTAGATAACTATTTTCTACAATGTACAGCATACTCAATGATGTATGCTGAAACTTATAATGAACCAATAGAACAGATAGTCATATTAATGGCTGCAGAAGATGGTTCAATGAAGTCTTTTGTGAAAGAACCTAAAGATTATGAAGAAGAATTACAAATAGCAATTCAAACTTTTTATGATACAGTTAATCCACAATTACAAGAGGTAAAATAGTTTAGGCACTCTACCACTTTAAGAAGTGCCGGAGCCTGGTGTATGCTCGGCACACAGAAATACACCCCAAGATTTTTATATTATGAACGCTAAACAATTCAGTCTAAAGATAGAACAGATAAAAAGAGAAAATGGCGACATGTCATATATGGATGCTATTCTTTTTTATTGTGACCAACAAAAGATAGACCCAGCAGAAGTTGGTAAGTATGTATCTAAAAGTCTAAAAGAAAAAATTACAATAGAGGCACAAGGATTAAATTTAGTTGAAAAGGGTGGAACTTTACCTTTATGAATGAACACTATGACGGCTTTGCAGTTTATAGAAAGTATCTAGCATATAAATTACATTTTACAACAGACAAGTATGACTACACAGAACATAGTGGTATGATACATACAAAGTTAGAAACATTTACAAAAAGAAATGATAGGTATATGTTTCACAAACTAAGTGTAAAATATAATCAAGATGAAATAGATGATTTTATGATTGCAAATTTTCTAAAAAAGAATAAGGCATGGTCAGGAAGTTTATTAGAAAAAGAAAGTCATGAAATATATTTACAATACAAAAGGAGAACCGATTCGAGTAGCTATTTCTTCAAAGAAGATTGCTCTAGAATACTTACTACTTGCGATATGGATGGTATTATGCCCACCGATGTTGTTATTGTTCGTGATGGTCAGCATCCAATACTTTTACGACATTGTATTGGAAATAAGATTACCAAGGAGACACTAATAATT